TCACCCATCAACGGTACGTACAAGTGGCCGGGACTGTATAAACCGTTCGACCATCAAAAAGTTACATCGTCATTCCTCACCATGCACCGCCGTGGCTTCTGCTTCAACGAGCAGGGCACAGGCAAGACAGCATCGGTAATCTGGGCGGCTGACTACTTGATGACGCAAAAGATCATCAAGCGCGTGTTGGTGATCTGCCCTTTGTCCATCATGGACTCCGCATGGCGTAATGACTTGTTCAGGTTTGCTATGCACCGCAGGGTAGATGTTGCATACGGCAAGCCAGAGAAGCGCCGTGACATTATTGCGGGTGATGCTGAGTTCGTCATCATTAACTTTGACGGCTTGGAGATCGTGTCGGAAGCCGTTGCCAACGGTGGCTTTGATTTGATCGTCGTGGATGAAGCGAACGCCTATAAAAATCCTCAGACGAAGCGGTGGAAAGTATTGAATAAGCTCATCCTTCCTGAGACATGGCTATGGATGTTGACAGGAACGCCAGCCTCACAGTCGCCGGTCGATGCGTATGGAATTGCCAAGCTGGTGAACCCCAACAACGTGCCACGGTTCTTTGGTGGATTCCGAGACCAAGTGATGAACAAGGTTACGCAGTTCAAGTGGGTGCCCAAACCAGACGCCAACAATGTGGTGCACAAGGCGCTACAACCAGCAGTACGTTTTACCAAGGAACAATGTCTGGACTTACCAGAGATGACCTACGTAACCCGTGACGTACCACTTAGTGCACAGCAGGAAAAATATTACGAGTTACTCCGCCGTCAGTTAATCGTGCAGGCGGCAGGTGAAGAAATCACAACCGTCAATGCGGCGGCAAACCTCAACAAGTTACTACAACTGTCAGGTGGCGCGGTGTATTCCGACACAGGTGAAGTTGTGCAGTTCGATGCCAGCAACCGCTTGGCGATTCTGCGGGAAGTGATTGAGGAGTCCAGCCACAAGGTGCTGGTGTTCGTGCCATTCCGTCATGCGATTGAGTTGGTAGCAGAAGACCTGAAGAAGCACGGCTACCCCACAGCAGTTATTCATGGCGGTGTGTCCGCAGGTAAACGCACAGAAATTTTTGAGAGATTCCAAACGACCGACAGCCCACAAGTGTTAGTCATACAGCCGCAAGCGGCGTCACATGGAGTCACGCTCCATGCCGCCAACACGATTGTGTATTGGAGTCCGGTAATGTCCGTAGAGACATATTTGCAGTGCAACGCACGGGTTCACAGGGCAGGACAAAAGAACCCATCCGTTGTTGTGCACTTGCAAGGAAGTGGTGTAGAGAGACGCATGTACACCATGTTGTATAACAAAGTCGATATTCATAACAAAATTATTGACCTTTACGGGGAAATACTGAGTTAACAATACTTGACATTGTCCAGTTTGATGTTATATTAACCACACAAGAGAGAAGGAGTGAACAATGACTGAAGAAATTTCAGCAGACAAACTTGTCGCCGCTTACATCAAGATGCGCGACAGACGAGCAGAACTTCTACGCGAGTACGAAGACGCTGACGGTGGCGTGAAGACACAGATGGAATTGGTAGAGGCCAAGTTGCTTGAACTCTGCAAGTCCGTAGGTGCCGATAGCCTAAAGACCAAGCACGGTACGGTTATGCGCGGTGTCAAAACCCGCTACTGGACGAGTGATTGGGCATCCATGCACAAATTCATTTTGGAACACCAAATGCCTGACCTTCTGGAAAAGCGCATTAGCCAGTCCACACTGAAACAACTTTTGGATGAGAACCCAGACATGATGCCCCCCGGCGTCAATGTAGATAGCAAATATTCAGTAACTGTAAGGAGAAGCACAAGTGGAAGCTGAAACCATGACCGTTGAGGAAGTCGCAAAGTATCTGCGCGTTTCCCGCCAAACGGTTTACACCTTAATCAAGGCGGGGAAAATCCCGCACTTCAAAGTAGGCACCAAGGTGCGTGTGAAACGCACAGACCTTGTAGCCATGACCAACACCAATAAACCAACCGAAACCACAGGAGAACTGTAATGACTGAAATGACTTTATTCGCCAAAGGCGGCAACACCCTTCCCGCACACTTGCGTAATCTTGAACTGGACGACACGACCAAAGCCCTTATGGGTTCAGGTGGTGGCTCAGGTAAGCGTATCTCAATCAAGGGTGGTGTGTTCCGCATGATCGTTGATGGTAAGGAAATCGCACAAAACGAAGACCGCGCCATGCCCATTGTTATCGTTGCGGCTAACGCCCACGTATCCCGTAGTTACTATGCAGACACTTATGTTGAAGGACAAATCCTTGCCCCCTCATGCTGGTCAAACGATGGTGTCTCCCCAGACTCCAAAGTCAGCGAACCTCAATCTGGTAAGTGCGCCACATGCCCACAGAACATCGCAGGCTCTGCAAGTTCGGGTACAGGCCGTGCTTGCCGTTACAGCCAACGATTGGCAGTCACCCTTGAGAACGACCTCAAAGGCGATGTGTACCAACTGACACTCCCTGCTCAGTCAATCTTTGGCAACGTTGAGAATGGCAAGATGCCCTTGCAGGCATACGCTAAGTTCTTGGGTAGCCACGGCTTGCCCATCACAGCAGTCGTAACCGAGATGCGTTTCGACACAGCCAGTGCAACACCTAAGCTGACGTTCAAGGCACTGCGCCCATTGGAAGAAGCTGAGATGGCATTGGCTCAAGAGAAGGGTCAGTCCGCAGAAGCCAAGGCCGCTATCGCCAGCACACCCGCAACTTTGGACGGCGCGAAGCCAAAAGCAGTAGCCGCCCCTTCAGAAGTCAAACCTGCCGCAAAGGTGGTGAACGAAGCTGAAGCCGAAGAAGCTGAACCAACCAAACGCGCTAAGAAAGCCGCACCGAAAGATGTGAGCGAAATCTTGGACGATTGGGCTGAGTAATAAAAACGGGGGCTTCGGCCCCCACTTCAGGAGAACACATGAAACACAAATACCACAGCATGTTGCCAATTCAACTGCAACACAACTTAATGACGGCGGCAGAGACAGGCCGTGCAGATGTATTGGACAACGCGATTGCAGATGTGATGTCGGCTGCCCCGAAAAGTTTTCACACACCTAAAACGTTGGACACACGAATCTTCTACAACCAACCAAACGCCAAGAGTGGGAACGTTCCAATGGCTGGTTACATCGTACCCATCCCAACAACAATGAGCCGTATCTAATCACAGGAGAGAACCATGAAAAAATTGATCGTTACAACTATCGCTATTTCCGCCGCACTTCTCACAGGGTGCAAAGATGAGAAAGTGTCTTTCGACACCCTCGAAACTCAACGCGCTATCGCCAATGACAACAGCCGCTACAACGCGCAAAAGTGGCGTGCTGAAAACGGGTATGAGAAAAATAATATCTTGTCCCGTGGTGATAGCACACAGCAGGCATCCTGCCCTCAAGGAGACGGTTGGGCGAGTGTTGACTTGATCAACGCACAATCGAAGGCTACCGAGATCAAACTCAAATGCTCAACAGTTTCGGGCAACCTTGGTTGCTACAAAGACGAAGACTTCAAAGCACGTGCTGTCTTGGCTAAACAGGAGAACACCTGCAATTTGGAAATCCCCAAGACGCTGAAGAAGATTGAGCAATGAGCACCGTGGGTATTTTCGCAGGACGTGGTGACGTTCTCGTTGCTATGGGGTTGGCGCTTGTGATCGGCGTATGGGTCGGTTGGAAGTTGAACGACATAGTTGACTGGGTTCGTTGGAAACTGAAACGGTAAAAAAGGGGGTGGGTTCGCCCACCCCACAACAATATGAACAACAAAGGTTACTCACGCAAGTTCGTGCAAGCGAACAAAGCGGCTGACAATGAGCACATTGGGGTGATGCTTGGGCGCATTTGCGTGTCCAAAGACATTCCAGTGCAAGATGTAGCGGAGTATCTGTCAGTCTCACGGCAAGCTGTTTACATGTGGTTCTTGGGGAAGTCGCTTCCTCACCCCGCTATGCGCGACACCATCCGTGAGTTGATCAAGACACTCAAATCCAATAAATCGTAATCGCAAGTTTGTCGCCAGCAAACTTTCGGTTTTTCAAAAGAGCGAACAATGACCTCAAGGATTCCTTTCCTCTCCGCAGTGCTTGCTGACGAAGGCATGTATTGTGTAGTGGGACTCAAGAAGGGTGCTCCGAGGCAGACTTTTGTAGAGACAATCGAAGAAATAGACGGTGTAGTAGATGGGCTGTTGGCACAGGGGTACGATGCGTACTTCGGTTGCGCCAAATATTTAAACGCCTCAGAAGGGCGTGTCGCACAAAACGCAAAGTGGTTCAAATCATTTTGGGTTGACCTTGACTGCGGCGAGAACAAGCCATACGAAAACCAAGCTGTTGCTTTAGATGCACTCAAGCAGTTTGTTAAAGACACAGGGCTACCACGCCCAACGATAGTGAACTCAGGCCGTGGCGTACACGCCTACTGGACACTCACCAAAGCAATCTTCTACAACGACTGGAAGCCAACGGCTGAAGCGTTCAAGAAGTTCTGCGCCGCATACGACCTCAAAGCTGACCCCGCAGTGACTGCGGATGCCGCACGTATCCTGCGTATTCCTGAGACGCTGAACCACAAAGACTCACCCCCTGCCAAGGTTGATGTGATTCTCATGTCAGGCTCTATGGAGTTTGAGAAGTTCCAAGCGATTGTGGGTGCAGGTACTGAAGAAGCCGTGAATGATGAGTTGGGCTTCGCTGTGCCTACGCACCGCCGCCCAATAGACGCAACCACCCGCGCCTTGATGGGTAACAGTGTGTCAAGGTTTGGCACGATCATGCGCAAAAGTGCACAGGGTAAGGGCTGTGCTCAATTGGTCCACATATACCGCAACCAGCAAGAAGTTGAGGAGCCGCTGTGGAGGGCGGGCCTTTCAATCGCGGTGAACTGTGAAGACGGTGAACTTGCCATCCATAAAATTTCCCACGCGCATGAGGAATACGACCCACGTGACACCAAAACGAAAGCTGACTCTTTATTCGGAAAACCGTATAAGTGCGCGACCTTTCATAGCTTAAATCCAGATGGGTGCACGGATTGCCCCAACCGCAACAAGATTACTTCACCCATCCAGATTGGCGCACAGATTGCGGAAGCCAAGGCAGAAGACAACATTGTGGTGATGCGCAACGCTACGCTGGAAGAAGAAATCACGGTTGAGATTCCAGAATACCCGTTTCCATATTTCCGTGGGAAAAACGGTGGGGTCTACAAACGGGGCTTGCCTTCTGAGGGCAAGAAGAAAAAAGACGATGAGGACGATGAGGAAGAACGCGACACGCTGGTGTACGAGTACGACTTCTATGTGGTCAAACGGCTGACTGACCCAGATGCTGGTGAATCTTTGTGGATGCGCTTGCACATGCCGAAGGATGGCATCCGTGAGTTTTCGTGCCCACTGTCGAGCGTTCTGTCGAAAGATAAATTTAGGGAAGTCATCGCCTTTCAGGGCGTGACTGCGTACAACAAGAAACTGGATGCACTTATGGGATATGTAACACGTTGGGTGAGTGAACTGCAACAACTGTCCGAAGCTGAGAAGGCACGACAACAATTTGGCTGGTGTGAAGACGACACCAAGTTCGTAGTAGGCAACCGTGAGATCACGGCGTCAGGTGTCAATTACAGTCCATCGTCAGCGGCAACCGCTGAACTGGCTACGTTGTACACCAAGAAAGGCAACGTCAACGAGTGGGCGAAGGTAGCCAACAATTACGCACGTGCTGGTAACGAAGTCCGTGCGTTCACGCTGTTCGCTGGCTTTGGTTCTGCGCTGTTCAAGTTCACTAAGCTGAGTGGCTCGATCATCCACCTGACCAACAACGGTTCTGGTGTGGGTAAGACAACCATTCAGCACATGGTCAACAGTATCTGGGGTCGCCCCGTTGAGACGTTGATGAACCAAGAAGACAAGTACCTTGCGCGTATGCACCGTATCTCAGTGCTTGGCAACATCTCGGTGACGATTGACGAACTGACCAACATGGCTGACGAGGAAGTCAGTAACATGGGCTACGGTATTACGCACGGTCGAGGCCGCAACCGTATGCAGTCCCAAGTGAACGCTGAACGAAGCAACGTACTGCGTTGGGCCATGATTGCGATTACGTCAGGCAACAAGAGTTTGTACGATCAGTTGTACAACCTGAAAGACTTTCCCGAAGGCGAGTTGATGCGTATCTTGGAGTTCAACGTTTCCAAGACGGATGACATGACCAAGGCTGAGTCCGACAATGCGTTCAACGGCATGTACGATAACTACG